GTGATAAAGATACATTATCGTTATACTATGATAGAAGATACTTGTACGGATTACAAGAATTCAATCAGCATTTAGTTAATGAAAGTATAAAACAACATAGTACTATAGCTCAAACTATTATCAAAAGAGACAGTGCAGTTGTACTACTTAATAATAAAAGTGTAAACTTAAACGACTTATTATCAGCAATACCTGAAATTAATAGGTTACCTATGCTAGTTACACTCAATCCAAACAACGCACACGATACACTGTTTGCAGTACATAATGTACTTAAACACATTATACCTACTGAACAAATGAGTGTAATGTTTAGAAAGGACGGTAATGATCCAATTAATGATTACATAAAACAACAAAAACTTAATAATATGGTTGACAAAGACACTAAAGTAGTGTATATTAGTAGTAATAAATTGCCAAAGCCGTTATTACAAGCAAATTGGAACGCGAGCTGTGTTCTATCTTTTGATAGTTCTAAGTTAACATTTAATAATGTAACTCATTATGTAGAACAGTTTGATCTACGTATTACATATGATGAGGTTGCAATTGGTGGACTTTGGGATAGACGCGGAAGGAGATATATACGTGCGAACATGTAAACTAGTCATTGAAGACGAAGTGAATATCAAACTAGAAGGACTAGAGGTAGACGTACGAAGAAAACTTGCAAGTGCATTAAAGTTTGAAGTACCATATGCACGTTATATGCCGCAATACAAATTAGGACGTTGGGATGGCAAAGTTGCTTTCTTTGGTATTGGAGGCACAGGTTATGTTAATCATCTTAATGTAGTGCAAGAAGTTCTTGCAAAAAACAATGTACAAATAGTTGACATTGAAGACAAACGACACCCTATTGATTTAAAATTTACACACTGTACAGAACGCTATTGGGCAGACCAAGGCGTGTGTTGGCCTAAAGGTCATCCAGCAGAAGGCGAAGAAATTATATTGCGTGACTATCAAGTTGAAGCAATTAATAACTTCCTTGACAATCCACAGAGCTTGCAACAGATCGCGACTGGCGCAGGCAAAACTATCACCACAGCGACACTAAGTCACATGACTGAGAAATACGGGCGTAGCCTTGTTATTGTCCCCAATAAGAGTCTCGTCGAGCAAACGGAAGAGGACTACATTAATTGTAATCTCGATGTGGGTGTGTACTTTGGTGATAGGAAACAATTAGGTAAGACTCACACTATATGCACTTGGCAAAGTTTAAATATACTTGACAAGAAGAACAAAGATGGCTCAGCAATATTATCATTAGCAGAGTTTCTTGAAGGTGTGAGCACAATTATTATTGATGAAGTACACCAAGCAAAAGCAGAAGTACTTAAAAACTTGTTAACACGTAATCTACGTAACGCTCCAATTCGTTGGGGACTAACTGGTACAGTACCTAAAGAAAAGTTTGAGTTTGAAAGTATACACGCAAGTCTAGGTCCTGTAATAGGCAACATTACAGCAAAAGAATTGCAAGATAAAGGTGTACTATCAAACTGCCATGTTAATGTGTGTCAGTTAATTGATACTGTAGCACACAGCGATTATCAATCAGAATTAAAATACCTTGTTACTAATAAAGCCCGTATAGAGTATATGGCAAAACTATTAAACAAGATATCACAATCAGGCAATACTCTAATTCTAGTAGATAGAATTAGTGCAGGCGAAATGTTAGCAGAGCTAATACCAGACAGCACTTTTGTAAGCGGAAGTGTTAAAGTAAAAGATAGAAAAGAAACATATGACGAAATTAAAGAGGAAGATAATAAAGTTATTATTGCAACATATGGTGTGGCCGCCGTTGGTCTTAACATACCTCGTATTTTTAATCTTGTTCTCATTGAGCCTGGAAAGAGCTTTGTGAGAGTTATTCAATCTATTGGTAGAGGCGTAAGAAAGGCAAAAGACAAAGACTTCGTACAAATATGGGACCTTACATCAACATGTAAGTTCGCGAAGCGACATCTAACTCAGCGTAAGAAATTTTACAAAGAAGCAGAGTACCCCTTTACAATCGAAAAAATAGACTGGAATTAAATATATGCAAATATTAACGTTAGAAAATAAAGCACTAGATTTAAACACTTTGCCAGATCAAATTGAAGAAGACATACGTTTTAGTGTATTAGATAATTCAGATTCAAACAATCCTGATTTCTATTATATTCCTTTAATTTTTTTAGAGTCGTTTAGTTCACCAGGTGTTGTTTTAAAAATAGGAGAAACAGAAATACAGATGCCTATTGATTGGCACATTGCTGTAGGCTGTAGCGAAAGTGGAAACGACTTAGAAATACTTCCACTTACAAGCATAGGAGATAGAGGATTTGAAGCATTTCTTTTTAATCCTATGTCCAGCTTCAAAGCAGAGTTTGGGGAAGTTAAGGTAATTAATTATTACAATGATGTTAAATGGTACTTCCCAAAAATGCGTAATGGACAATTATTAAGTGTTCCTATGGAAACTAAAGACGCTCCTTTATGTGCATTTTTTATTAAAGACGTCACAAGACAGACAGAAGTAGTCAAATACGGAGAGTTATTATAATGAAAGCAGGAAAGATTTGGGGTCAAACAGAATTGATCCATGCAAACGGTGTACTAGAGTTTCACCGTATTGAATACAAAACAGGATTCAAATGTTCAGAACATGAGCATCAATTTAAATGGAACGGATTCTATGTTGAATCGGGCAAGATGCTTGTTCGAGTTTGGCAGGATGATCAAGATGGTCTCGTTGATGAAACCATTTTGAAAGCAGGGGATTTTACACAGGTTAAGCCTGGTAAGATCCATCAGTTCGAAGGCATTGAAGATGGAGTTGCCTTTGAACTTTATTGGGCAGAATTCAACCACAATGATATTGTGCGTAGAACTGTTGGAACAAAAGTGAAAAAATAATAGGAGAACATATGTTCAATAAACTTTTAGAAGGTGTAGACAGGTCACTAGTTACTAAACTAGTAATCCTACACACACTAGTAATTGCCGTTAGTAATTACCTAGTAACAATTAGATTTGATCTATTCCCAGGTGCAGAGTTGCCTTTGTTTGGATCATTTCCACTAGCGGCGGCGGCGTTTACATTTCCGATCGTTGTTGTAGCAACTGACTTAACAGTACGTTTAGTTGGTAAAGAAGCAGGTAGAGCTGTTGTAGCAATGGCAATTATTCCTGCTATTATTGCATCAGTACTTGTGCTATTAGCACTTGGTGATGAACATGCATACAGAGTAGGTTTTGCATCAGGTACTGCATATGCAATTGGTACTATGCTTGACGTATATGTATTCCAAGCAATTAGAGAACGTTCAAATGCATGGTGGGCGGCACCAGCACTTTCAACTATTGTCGCAAACATCATTGACACATATTCATTCTTTTATGTGGCATTTGCAGGTTCTACAGACGCAGAAGGCAACCTAACTTGGATTGGTGAGAACTGGCACATTGTTGCACAGAACAACACACTAACTAAGATTGTGGTTGGACTAATTGTGTTCCTACCAGCTTATGGTTTGTTACTTTCTTACTTAGGTAAAAAAGTTGCAACAGAACCATTAGTGCTTAAAGACGAAGTAAAGCCTAAGAAGAAGGCAACCAAGTCTAAGAAAAAGGCATAAATGAGTTGGGTAAGATGATACCCAATCAGGCATTGATATACGAGCGGGCCAACGGTGTTGTGTTCGCTCGTTATCGCGACCCACCACATAATAAAATACCTCGTTGGGTAATTGGTGGTGAACCAGAAGCAACTGCAAGAGCATTAGGAATTGTAAGTTATGACGAATGGAAAAATGTAATGCAAATTGCAGAAAGTAATACAAATATTAAAAAGCAATTGGACAGACTTATGGTAATGTATTATACTGTAAAAGATGATATAAGAGAAGAACAATGAGATTAAGCATTAATGATATAGGCGGAGAAGTTGCCAAACAAGATGAAAGATATGTTGTAAAAGATAATACAACACTAAAGAATTTAGTAGTTAGTAGCACTAGACTACAACCACGCAAATCAACATCAGGACACAAGCACGAAGGTCAAGAAGAAGTATATTACTTTATTGAAGGCACTGGCAAGATGGAATTAGATGATAATACTATCAAAGTCCAACCCGGTGATGTTGTACTAATTGAAGATGGAGTATTTCATAGAGTACATGCAGGTATGTATGAAGAGCTTTACTTTGTATGTGTCTTTGACGGAAGGAGATCACATTGAGAATTATAGCAGGACCTTGTCAGCATGAAACACTAACTGACAGTATGATGATTGCTAAAGAATGTAAACGTGTATGCGATAAGCATGGCATAGAATATATATTCAAAGCAAGTTTTGACAAAGCAAATCGTAGTAGTATGCAAGGCAAACGTGGAGTTGGGTTAGGAGTAACATTACAAGACTTTAGAAAGATTAAAGACGAAGTGGGGTGTAAGACACTCACAGACGTTCATACAACGCAACAAATAAAAGATATATGCAATTGGTTCAACGATACTGTAGACGTGCTACAGATACCTGCATTCTTATGTAGACAAACTGATCTAATACAAGAGGCTTGTGCCACAGATAAAATAGTAAATATAAAGAAGGGACAATTCTTAGCTCCCTGGGATGTCAAAGGTATACTAAGCAAGTGTACAGACGCTAAAGAAGTTTGGATTACCGAAAGGGGAACTAGTTTTGGTTACAATAGTCTTGTTGTCGACTATACTGGTCTTATCTATATGCTCGATAATTATGATAACGATATTGTGTTTGATGTTACGCACTCTGTCCAAAAACCCGGAGGACTGGGGGACAGTAGCGGCGGGAATCGTGATTACGTGCCTGGGCTGTCTCGTGCTGGGTCTGCTCTTGGGATCACTTCCTTCTTCCTCGAAGTCCACCCTGTGCCTGATAACTCGCCAAGCGATGGTCCAAATATGCTTAGACTAGATGACTTTGAACAAATAGTAGATGACTTAGTAAAATATCAATATGAACAATAAATTTAAAAATGCATGTAATCTAGTAGAACAAGACTCCCCACCTATATGGATGATGCGTCAAGCAGGCAGATATCAAAAGCCATATATGGCAATGAAAGAAGATTGGACATTTGAACAAATGTGCAAGCTACCACGAATAGCCGCACAGGTTGCTATGCTACCAATTGATCAATTTGATTTTGACATAGCTATATTGTTTAGTGACATATTATTTCCTATTGAAGGATTAGGTGTACCATTAAAATTTGATCCGGGTCCAAAGTTTGAATGGCACATTAACGAAGAAAATTATAAGGATCATAGTAATATAGAACTTGCAGTTAAGCATATGGAGTTTCAAGCAAGAGCAGTTACAGCAACAAGAGAGTTATTACATCCAAAGAAAAGTTTAATTGGCTTTGTAGGAGGTCCTTGGACATTGCTTAACTATGCAATAGGAAAAGATTCTAAAGCAAGTTTAGGATGGAAAACAAAATATCTAAACGAAGTAATTGTACCTGTACTAACACGTAACATACATATGCAATTAGATGCAGGCGCAGAAAAAGTTATGATACTTGATAGTGGTATAGGTAACATGAGCGAAAGTTATTTTAAGAAGCACTACGTAAACACATTACAACCATTAATACAAACTGATACCGGATACTATACCAAGCAATTAAATTCTAATTGTTTACCTACTCTATATAAAATGGGCTGGGCTGGAATAGGTGTTGATAGTACTGTGAATATAACAAACACATTTAAAAAATATAAAGATGGGTTTATCCAAGGTAACTTTGACGAGAAGTTGTTAATGCTACCTGAAAAAGAATGTAGAGAACACATTGAAGACTTCCTTAATACAATGCAAACAGTTGATCGTAAAGGATGGATATGTGGTCTTGGACATGGAATACACAAAGAAACTCCAGAAGCAAACGTAGCAATGTTTGTGCGTATGGTAAGAGAAAGATTTGAATGAGTACAGCAATACTGATACCAGCAAGATTAAAAAGCACAAGACTAGAAGACAAGATGCTTGTCGAACTAGACGGCGTACCTTTGATTAGACGAGTATTTGATATTTGCAATTCAACTGACTTTGACACTTACGTTGTTACCGATAGTTTAGAGATTGCAGAAATAGTTCCTAATTTTATTTTAACAGGTGAAGCAAGTAATGGCACAGAACGTTGTGCATTAGCCGCACGTGATTTAAATTACTCTCAATATATTAACGTGCAGGGCGATATGCCTGACATACGACCTGATATGATAAAAGATGTAGCACACTATCTAAATTATTATTCAATTACAACTTTGTTTACTAATATGCCTAAAGAAGAACAAGATAACGCAAGCTCTGTTAAAATGGTACGTGCAGGAGATAAAGCTCTGTGGTTTGGTAGAGGAATGACAGGCTATGGCGAATGGCACTTAGGTGTATATGGTTACCAAGCAGACGCATTAGATTTATATCCAGACTTAGAAGTAACACAAGAAGAAGAAACAGAAAAACTAGAACAACTACGTTGGCTTAAGGCAGGTTGGGATATTGGGTGTACTAGAGTAGATTTCAACGGTGTAGAAATAAACACACAAGAAGATATTCTTCTTTGGAACTACAAGAATGACAGTTAAAAAAATTAATGATTGGGCAATGCCTTATGTTAAACAATTTCGGACATACATTGATGTCGGTGCACATGACGGCGACACATGTATAGAGTTTGTAAATACTTTCCAACGTGTATATGCTTTTGAACCCAATCCAGAAAGCATACAATTAATACCCAACACTATAAAAAAGTTTCCGTTTGCATTAGGTAACAAAAGAGAAGAACTTGTACTTACAATACCCGATAACGGATATAACGATAATAGACACGGTAGTATTGTTAGGCATGTATCAGGACTAAAACAATATAGTGTTTCAGTAAGGACACTAGATGGCTTTGAATTTAAAGAAGTTGATCTTATTAAGATAGATGTAGAAGGGATGGAATTACAAGTGTTAGAAGGTGCAATACATACAATACAAAAATGGAAACCTGTTGTGCTTTTTGAAAATAAACGTTCACGCTACAACGAAAAACTGGTTGACTTCTTCGAACAATTCAGCTATAATATAAAACAATATAAGAGTGATACGGTAGCATATTATGAATAAACTTCCAATTAAAGACATCCTAGCCGCAGTTGATATGGGTGCAACAAATGTATGGGACGAACTGTCAGCCGAAGAAAAGAAACAGGTTAGTTTTTACTTGTTGAATAGATACGTTAGTAGTGTCAAGGGCAATAGAGAAAAGCAAGAACTTGCTGTATTCAAAACAAATGAATATTATAACAAGCACTTCTTTACACTACAGAAACATAAGAAACTACTATGGCAACTATTATGTTTAAGTGGTAACACCAAAAGCATTGCATACCACGAATGGATTGGTTACAAAAAGAAAACCGGAGACAACTCTAAAGCAACAAAGTTTTTGAGTAGCATGTTTCCCAATATGAAACAAGATGAGGTGGAATTACTTGCTAGAATATCTACAAAAAAAGAATTACAGGAATACGCAGAAGCACACGGGACTAATAAAAAAGATGTCAATCTCTAAACCATATAAATGTGAATACTGTGGATCCTCTTTTACTAGAGAGAAAACACTATCAGTTCACATGTGTGAAAAGAAAAGACGTCAATTGCAAAGAGACGAAAAAAGAGTACAAACAGGATACTATGCGTTCACACGTTTTTATAAGATAAGTGCAGGTACTAAAAAAGAAAAAACATATGAAGACTTTTGTGCAAGTCCGTATTACAATGCATTTGTAAAGTTTGGATCATTTGTAACCAATGTACGTCCTTTATATCCAGAGAAATATATTGACTATGTTGTTACCTCAGGTGTTAAACTTGACCATTGGTGTCGTGATGAATTATACGAAAAGTATGCAACAGAATTAGTACTCAAAGAAAGTATGGAAACTGCTATTGAAAGATCTATACAAACTATGATGGATTGGTCTGCTGAAGCTGAAGCACCTTGGAATGATTACTTTAGGTATGCTAGTTTGAATAGAGTTACTAGGGATATTAAAGACGGTAAGGTTAGTCCTTGGTTAGTATTAAATTGTCCAAGTGGGAAAGAGATGCTTAGTAAATTTACTGACGAACAGTTAGAAATAGTATACACAGTTATAGAGCCAAAGCATTGGGCTATGCGTTTTAGAAGAGTTCCTGCAGATGTTGAAGTTGTAAAAGAAGTAGCAAAGGAAAGTAAATTATGAACACACACTTACTAGGTAACGAACATCAATGGATTATAGAAACACATTATCCTGATAGTGAAGAGTTTGAATATCATTGGGACAAAAAAGTATTCCCAGAAGAAACACGCGAAGACGTAAGCGATCAAACCAGCACATACAGAGGTAAACAGTATAACATACACCCGCAAGCATTTTTAAATGAATGGAAGTTTAAGCCGTTTTTACAGTCTAAAATAGACGAAGTAGGATTAAATATAGAACTAACAGAGTTGTGTGCATTGTGGACTGTAGAATATCGCAAAGGTGGATGGCAAAAAGCACATCGGCACAGTGATCAAACTGTCAAGAAGATTAGTGCAGTGATTTACTTAACTGAACCTGACAGTGATGAATCTTCATTTCACGGAGCAACGTTTGCTTATCTTTACGATGGTCAAGGTAACACACATGACTTATGTTACAAACCTAACAAAGGTGATATGTTAATTTTTAAAAGTACAGTGTTACACGGATGTTATCCTGTGCGTGAAAATAAAAAGGTATTTGTAGTTGACTACTTTTACAAAGATAAACAATAGGAGACAATAATATGGAACTAGAACTTGTTACTCATCCAAACGAGATATTGCAAACTAAAATTACAGAAGAGTGGGATTTCGATAATCCACAATATGATGCACTTGAACTAAGAGATGCAATGTTAAAAGTAATGACAAAAAATCTTGGTATAGGTCTTTCAGCAAACCAAGTTAACTTAAAGGTTAGAGCTTTTGTTTTTATAAACCAGGGTGCTACTAACGATCAGGACAGTAGAACATTAGTGTTACATCCAAGTTGGGAACCGGTAGCAGACGAACCAGAGGTTGATATGTTTGAGTCTTGTTTAAGTTATCCTGGCATTATATTAAGTGTAAATAGACCTTCTAAAATAAAAGCCAAGTGGAAAAATCATACTGGTAAACAATTTGAAGAAATATTATATGGTTACACAGCTCGTTGCTTTATGCACGAGTATGATCATCTAGAGGGTATTACTATGGATCAACATGTAGCACCTGTTAAATGGAAAGAAGCTGTAGCAAATGCAGAAGCAAAGAAAACTTAAGAACGGAGTGACAGTGTACGAACTTGACGAACCAGTTACGCTTGTTATTAAAACAAAAGCACCTATGAAATGGAAACTGATTGATCAAGAAACAGGAGAAGAGTACATTGGCCAAACTCCAAAAGAAGGACAACCAAACTCCTGGAGGAAAATAAATGACTGAAGATAAAGACAAAAAAGATTATACGACTCCGTCACCACAAGAGTTACAAAAACAACTTGATGAGCGTATGGCTAAGTTTTTAGCCAAGGGTGGCAAGATTGAAAAAGTAGATCCGATGGAGCCTACTAAACAACAACTAAAGAGTTGGACAATATAAATGCCTGATATTGATATCGACTTTGCTGACAGAACGATAGCACTTGAAAAACTAAAGCATCGTGTGGCAAAGTTAGATACAGGTAAAAAACATAACACTGGAGTGTACGTTACAGAATGTCCACACAATCCAGTAGATAATCTATGTACTGTTGATTATAAAACAGCAGAAGATAGAGGTTACTTCAAATTAGATTTCCTTAACGTAAGTATATACGACAAGGTAAGAGACGAAGAACACTTACGACACTTAATGAACAAGGAGCCGTTATGGGAACTGTTAGAAGAAAAAGACTTTTGCGATCTAGTGTTTCATGTATCAGGACATCACGAACTAATCAAAAAACTAAAGCCAAAGAATATCCCACAACTGGCCGCTGTATTGGCTATCATACGTCCAGCAAAGAGATATCTACAAGATAGCGATTGGAATACTATTACAGAACAAGTATGGGTTAAACCAGAAGAAGGTTACTTCTTTAAGAAAGCACATGCTGTAAGTTATGCGGCCGCAGTAGTTGTACACATGAACTTAATCTGCGAAGGAGCATAATATTGGACTGGGAAGTACAAGACTTTAGACGAAAAAAACCAAAACAAGATCCAGGGCCTTGGTTAACATGGGCATGGCCAAAAGAACTAGCTGGAACATATCTTTGGAGAATTATGTTTTGGACAATACTAGTTCCTGTAGTATTATTCGGATACATATTATCGCCAATAGGATTTTTCTTACAATTACTAGTAATTGATTACTTCACTTATCTACAATATAAGAATAGTGTTACTTAGGCTTTTTAAGTAGCTGTACACTTTTACGTTTTACTCGTTTGACTGATAGTTTATTAAGATTAACTGTAGGGCCTAGTGATACCCTAACATCTTTGCTATTCATAGTCATTAACACAGATTTAAATTGAGCCATATCTTTGTTTAAAAATATGTTAATAGGAATCATTCTGTTTGATTCCCACCACCAAACTTCGCCAAGTTCAACAAACTTAGCTTTTGCCTCATCAGATCTTAAATCCGTGTAGATGTACATGCTTGTTATAAAAGCATCCTGATTGTTAATAATTCCTATATATTCGTTGCCACCATACGTAACAACGCTTAAAAAAGGAAATTTTTCTTCTATATCTTTTCTCAACATAATCCAATAAATACAACTAGTGTTAGGATAAAATTATTATGCAACTAGTTACAAGATATTTAGCAACTAATCAATCGGTGGTAGTCACAGATGGCTTCGCCGGCAACGTGGAGTATAGGAAAGTGTACCAGAAAAATATAAAAGTATCTAAAGGAATAGACAATGTCATTACCTTTGAAATTAAGAACAGCGATCATAAACCTGTATCAATACTGAATACATACATACCGTATGTAGAAGTGTTTACAGAAGATAAAGTAATGCTCAAGCGTTACACAGGAACTATTAAGGAAACTAGTACCCCAAACTACAAAGGGCAGTTTACAATTAATATAGCAGACGGAGACACGTTAAATGTTGACGGGCAGTATATGAGCTATGTTGTATACCTTAATAAAATTTCTGATAGTACTAACACACTAACATATGCTGATACACAATTTGGACCATCAGGAACAATCGAACTAATAGGCTCTGCTTTCCCAGGTGCTATTGATTCAAAATTAGTACAAACATTTGTTGATAACATTAGTTCAGTGGTAGATGCTGAACCACAAATCAACAGCAACGAAGCATTGCACACAGCGGCAATATACTCAACTGGATTTTCTGGTACTGTTAAAGTACAAGGAACTCTAGGTGATAACAGTAGCACTAGCTGGTTTGATATTTCAACTGAAACATTATCAAATCCAAATGCCCCACACTACGTAAACTTTAACGGAGTCTTTAGCAATATAAGATTTGTGAAAGCAAACGATTCAGGTAACGTAGGAACTATAGATAAGATCTTAGTTAGAAACTAGAAGGATATAAGTAATGGAAAATCTAATTGCTGTCATCTTTCTGGCTATGGCCTCACATTCAAATGCAGAATTTATCGAACGAAGTAATGAACAGATCGCACAGGGATATAATTGGACATATGTAGGTAAGCAAGCACCATCAGGTGACCCTGCTATCACAATAAAGCCAGAACATGCTGACGAATTTATTTTGTTTAAATTGGTAAAATAATACTTGACATAGGCTATTTAAGATAGTATAATATATATTATGAGCATAGTCTATGATACACTAATACAATATTTGCCGCCTAAGCGTAAGACTACCCCTAGTGGTTGGACTTCGTTTAATGCACCCTGTTGCATACACAACGGCGATAGTGCAGACAAAAGGCAACGTGGTGGATTGATATCTAACGGTGATGAAGGTGTAAGTTATCATTGCTTTAACTGTGGATTCAAATGTAGTTGGCAACCAGGACGTAACCTTAGTGGTAAGATGCGTAGATTACTACAATGGCTTAATGCACCTGATGATACTATTAACAAACTTGCACTTACTGTTATGCAAGAAAACGAAGGTGTACAAACAACACAACAGTTAGTAGAACTACCAAAGTTTAAGACTGTACCACTACCAGATGATGCTGTTAAGATAGCAGACATAACAGAGTTTAACAAGTACAGTATGGCAATACTTGAATATATGTCAACACGAGGACTTAACTTAGATGATACTGATTACTATTGGTCACCTAGTTTAGGATATCGTGATAGACTTATTATTCCTTTTTATTATGAAAAACGTATTGTAGGTTGGACGGCAAGAACAGTGCAGTCTGACAAACAACCTAAATACATGAGTGAACAACAACCTGGCTTTGTATACGGATTAGATGAACAAGGGCCAAACAAAGTTTTTGTTATTGTGTGTGAAGGTCCTATGGATGCCTTACATATTGATGGTGTAGCACTTCTCGGATCAGAGATAAAGGATCAACAAGCTATGCTAATTAATAAAGTAGGCAAACAAATTATTGTAGTTCCTGATAAAGATGAGGCAGGTTCTAAGTTAATAGATCAAGCAATAGAGCTTGGCTGGTCAGTTAGTTTACCTGAATGGGCTGATGATATTAACGACATAGGCGATGCTGTAAACAAGTATGGTAGACTGTATACATTGTATAGTATTGTTAATAACGCAGAGTCTAACGAACTTAAAATTAGGTTAAGGAGTAAAAAATGGTTAAGTGGTTTAAAAAATTAATTGCTGACTGGAAACGTAAACGTGCAGTTAAGAAAAAGATAGAGGAACTTAAAAGGCGTGATCCTTTTATTTACAAGTAAGGGGCTGAATGTTGATGACTGAATTTACAAAAGGCATAGGTAGCATATTCAAAAACAATAGCCTTGCATTAGCATTAGTTTATACGCTAGGTCATATTATTATTGCTATGACCGTTGTTAGTGTAATGACTGGTGCAAGTCTTTTTGAAGCAGGTGCTGTTGCATTAGTAGAGCCTGCAATTAACGGTTTTTGGTTTTACGTATTACATAAATTATGGACAAAATATAATGATTAAATGGGGAATGGTTGGTAACAGCCACGATGCAAGCCTAGCGGTGTTTAACGATGATGAGTTGCTGTGGGCTAGTCTTGCAAAAGACTTTAGTGGAGTACCTAATGATCCTCACTACAACTGGACACAGATAGAAGTAGCTAGGCAAAGTTTCGGACCCCCACAAAAAGTTATTTGGTATGAACGTCCTTTCCTTAAGACACTTCGACAATGGCGTGCTGGTCAAGGCTGGTTGCGTAAAGAAAATGATATACGTGCTTATCTAAGTGACTGGGGTATTAACTGTAAGATAGAATACACACAACATCATCATTCACATGCGGCCTATGCTTACTATACACAACCACATAATGATTGTGCAGTAGTATGTTTAGATTCAATTGGAGAGTTTGAAACACTAACAGTATGGCACGGAAAGAACAACAAACTAAAGAAGATACATTCGCAAGGGTACCCACATAGTTTAGGATTGTTCTATAGTGCTATGACACAACGACTAGGGCTTGTACCCAATCGTGACGAGTATCTAGTTGCACAATGGGCAAAGAAAGGTAATGCCAACCGCCTAGCTCATGTAATGCGTAAAGAATTAATAGATGTTGATCATAACAGCAATAACCCGCAAAAAATACGTATGCGACACAATATGCATAGAGGTTGTAATTGGTGGAGACAAGAACTATCAACACAACAAGACATATATGATATAGCGGCCGCTACACAATTTATATTTGAATACTGCGTAAGTATACTAAGCATATGGGCCAAAGTACGTACCGGATCAAAATATCTAGCACTGGCAGGTGGTGGAGCATTAAATAAAGAAGCTGTGGATAAAATTAGAGATCAATGGGATAGTGTGTATGTACCACCCAACCCAGGAGACCCTGGATCGTGTATAGGTGCTGTGTTAGCCAAAACAAAAACCAAAATAGAACTTGACAAACAATGGTATCAGAAGCTATAATAAACAAACAATTAACTGAACAATATCCTAAGATGTTGGAAGTTGTTCACGGGAACACAACACAAGAGGAAAAACTTGAAGCAGTATTACAATTTACAGAAGTACTGAATCAATTAGCAAAGGCAATAGATGGACAAAACTAGACAGAATACAGACTACGGATACGACATACAAAAACTTTATTTAGAAATGATGCTGACAGATGCAGAGTCATTTGTTAGGTGTCAGGCTGTATTTGATCCTATTGCTTTTGATAGACGCTTACAAGATAGTGCGGCATTCTTAAATACATACGTTAGTGAACACAATGCATTGCCAACATTTGAAATGATTAATGCGGCAACTAAAGTAGATTTAAAAGATCCAGGACAATTAAAAGAAGAACACTACGATTGGTTGCTTGCAGAGTTTGAAACATTTAGTAGACACAAAGCATTAGAAGCCGCTATACTTAAGAGTGCAGACTTACTTGAAAAAGGTGAGTATGGTCCAGTAGAAGATTTAGTTAAGAAGGCTGTGCAGATAGGATTACAAAAAGACTTAGGTACAGATTACTTTGAAAATCCAAGACTGAGATTAGAACAAATAAAAAGTAATAACGGACAAGTAAGTACAGGCTGGGCCGCTATTGATAAGAAACTGTTTGGTGGATTCAATAGAGGAGAGCTGAATATATTTGCAGGTGGTTCGGGTGCAGGTAAGAGTTTGTTCTTAGCAAACTTAGGAGTGAACTGGGCATTAGCAGGCATGAATGTATTGTACTTGACATTAGAACTTAGTGAAAGTTTAGTTAGTATGCGTGTTGATAGTATGGTAACAGGTATTCCTAGTAGAGAAGTATTTAAGAACATCGATGACGTTGAAGTTAAAGTTAAGATGATTGGCAAGAAGAGTGGTGCATTCCAAGTTAAGTATATGCCAAGTGGTAAGACTCCTAATGATGTAAGAAGTTATATTAAAGAATATGAAATTAAAACAGGCAAGAAGATTGATGTACTGTTGATTGATTACTTAGACTTGCTTATGCCAAATGGCGCAAAGGTTAGTGCAGAAAACTTGTTTATCAAAGACAAATATGTATCAGAAGAATTGCGTAATCTAGCAATGGAATTGAACACAGTATTTGTTACAGCGGCACAGTTGAATCGTGGTGCTGTGGAAGAGATTGAATTTGATCACTCGCACATCAGTGGTGGACTTAGTAAGATCCAGACTGCTGATAACGTGTTTGGTATCTTTACAAGTAGAGCAATGCGTGAACGTGGACGCTATCAACTACAGTTAATGAAGACACGTAACTCAGGTGGTGTAGGACAAAAGATTGATTTAGAGTTTAACTTAGACACATTACGTATTAGCGATTGTGACGAAGATGATGACATGGGTAATAACACAAGCGGATATACAAGTGGTGGGCAGAATACAAATAGTATTGTAAGTAATTTAAAACGTCAGAACACACAGGATCTAAATGCAGATCCAAGTGATGGCGAAACAGTGAAGAAAGTTAAAGCTGACGTTGATTCAACTAAACTTAGATCTTTCATAAACAATCTTGGCAGTGATGAATAGGAGAAAAGCATGACTGAAGAATACACATCAGAAGAAAATAAAGAACTAGTAGAAACACTCAAAGGCCCACGATTCTATCGTATTATGCTTTGGGGTTACGGCGGTGAAGCAGAATATATGGAACTTACAAAAGAACAGTTTGAATTTTGGCATGCACATAACGAAGAACACGGTGACAGTGACGGTGTTAACTATTGTACAAGTGCTGAAGACGGAGACTTTAATTTTGACAACATAGAAGAACTGCCTGAGGAAATGCAATTTCTAAAAGACCCAGAAGAGGACTATAGTTCAAGTTGGTATGAAGCTCCTACAAGTTTTGCACATCAATATGGCATTGACTATAATAATGCTAGAGTAACCATTGAGGAAGTAGACAGTGAAGACTATGGTGCAAGCGTTCTTAATGAAATAGTAGACGGAGAAGATTTACCTGACTATGTAAACAAACTAGAAGAAGATAATAATTATGAAATAGAACTTACACAAATGGATGCACACGAGGCTGAAGAACCAACCTATGTAGCACAAATGTACAGTGCAGAAAAGGGTACATTCTTTGAGGGTGTAATCGAAACAGTAGGTGCGTTTGATCCTAAGAAATTAAAGATCCATACAACAGAATATCTCAACGGAGATGATACTGTTGAATCAATTGAATATAACGGTGTTGACGTAGATAATGGCGGCGGTGACACAAACGGAAAAGGATACAGTTTTCACGTTTGGAAAAATGAATAATTAAAATGAAGATTAAATTTATATGCGGAGATGAAGCTGTAGCAAAACACTTTCCAGTTGTGCCAGCAGGTAAGATGCGTCCAGAATGGTATAGTAAACTAAGACCTTGGGTAGGTGAACCACATCAAAGCTATCCTACTATCAAGAAGTGTATGCCTGTGCTTGATCTTATACAAGGAGGATACATTGTACCTAACCCTGTTGAACAACAGTTTAATGTAGTACCTAGACCTGACACAGGTGTTCAAGGCTTTGCTAGAGAGTATCCAGGTGGTTGGACAATACAAGCACCACAAGAAGGACACGAACACGAACAGTGTCCTGTAACAGTACATGGTACTAAACGTGACTACATAACATTCTCAGTACCGTGGCGCATTGAAACACCGCCAGGGTATAGTTGCTTGATAATGAGTCCGTTTTACTTTTTTGAAGAACGCTTTAAATTGTTTCCTGCTATTATTGATACAGACACTATTGATGTACCGTGGAACAATTGGCCAGGTGTAATGCTTAAAAGTCAATTTACTCTAGCACCAGGAGAACCTCTAGCACAAGTTATTCCGTTCAAGCGTGAAGACTGGGAAATGGAACTAGAAGTAAACGAAGACGCAATCAAACGAGATACTGCACTTAAATTTTTCCTTTCAGATGCATACTCAAAAATATTTCATAGAAAGAAGAAATTTAAATGAAAATAGTAACAGCTAGTCAACAACCAGTATTCGCAGACATCAAAGAAAATCTAGAATGTATCATAGATGTTCTTGAAACACACAAAGATTCAGACTGGATACTAACACCAGAAGGTAGCCTAAGTGGATACTGTATGAATGTATGCCACGAAGGAACAGAAGAACAAAAGAAAGAATACTTCACTGCACTAGACAAGATTGAAACATATCTAATTGACAACAAACGTAATCTTGCACTAGGTACAGGACATTACGAACAAGATGGCTTTGCCTACAATCAAGTTCGCTACTATGCTGAAGGACAACTAGTAAGTGCATACAACAAGCAACGTCTAACACGTACTAAGAATGGACTAGGCGAATACTATTACTACATGATGGGTACAGAGTCTAGTGTACTAGAACTGTCAGGCTCAGGACCACGCACAGGTACTCTTATATGTAACGATGCTTGGGCATTTCCTAGTGCATCGCCCAACGGTGACGATTACCTATGGAACAAGTATGCTGACTATGGTGTAAGCACAATGTTTGTTAGTGCTAACTGTTCAACAGATGAGTTTGATCCTATTATATACACATGGCATGAAAATCATCTACAGATGCATGCTAAGATAAATTCAATGAATGTAGTAATAGCAAGTGCTAGTACAGACATGATGGGTGGCACCATCAACCACATGCAAGCACCAAGTGGCATCATAGGCCAGAACGGTGAATGGATGGCAAAATGCAAAGACACAGGCATGGACTCAGTAACAGTGGAACTAGACATATGAGCAGAACACTATGGATATATGGAGACAGTTTCGCAGTTGACTGGAAGGTTGATTGGGGTTGGCAAAGACAAGCGGCGACGATGTTGGAGGTAGACAGAGTTGTTAACCAAGCATGTGCTGGAGCATCAAATGAATGGAGTGCAATGCAGTTACGCAATGATCGACAAAAGCCCGGAGACATTGTTGTGTTCTTTACTACAGAAAACTCTCGTCAATGGTTCTTTGAAGATCGTCCACATCTAAGTAACCTTGCTAGTATAACTGACACACAAGATGCACGAGAACTTGAGCAGTCAGAGCCAGAGAAGTATCGTGCTATCATGGACTACTGGTTACACCTACAGCGTGATGACATTGACGAACTGCGTCAGCAACAGATGATTGACAGCATACGTGTACAGACTATTGAAGGCGAACTAAGACTAATAGTAATTCCAAGTTTCATTAGCAACATGAGCTTTACTGACCTTATACCTGTAAACGGTAATATGACCTTTAGTGTGTGCGATGGAGAGTTTACTAGTGAACACGAAATGCTACTATGGTACAATCAATCAATTGATACTAGAGCCAATCATATGACACTAGGCAACCATTCAGTGTTTGCACGTAAACTAGTACAAAGTCTAGATCAAGGTGTGCCGTTAGATCTTGAGTCAGGATTTGAAAGAGAGTTTCTTACACATCGAGATAAACTAACACACCCAGGATTGTGTCCACAGCTGATTGAAATGGCACGACAACCTGGCAATACTATTCCAAAATAGGTTGACAAACAGAACAAAATAGTATAAAATATATAAAATGAACATAACACTTATATTTGCTGTAGCAATACTATTGCCACAAGTTACGAATAATAGGTACTTGCAATTATTAATTCCTTTGTTACTGATGTTGACAAAGGATTTTTTTATTGGTTTCCATTCACTGATGCTTCCGGTATATGCTTGTACAATATTGTTTTGTTTGTTTGGCAAATACTTTAAACCAATCACAGCTACATTCACAGGAGTGTTTGTGTGGCATATAGTAGTTAACTGGGCAGTATGGTATTCATATGGTGGTGATCTACTACAAACATATATCCAAGCTATTCCCTTTGATTTTAATCTATTAGTTAGTACGTTGATATGTGTGCTAATAGGAGATTTATGTATAAAATATTACTATCGCTATTATTCTTATTAATAGCTACGCCTGCAAAGGCCACACTTGAATTAACAATCTATATGATACGTAGTGCAACAGATGCTACTACTGCTACAACAACATATGACTATGTAGACTCATATACTATTAGTCATACCAACAGTGCTGACTTTGTGCAAGCAGTAAACAGAGTAACAGGACTTAATCTAGTACAGAGCGGACCAACAGGACAGAATGTTAGTTTGTTTATGCGTGGCGGCGACAGCAATCACACACTGGTAACTATGAACGGACTACCAATAGGTGATGCTAGTACAACCAACGGACTACACAACTTTGGTAACAACTTCATAGGCACAGTAACAGCAATAGAAATAGTCAAGAACCCAAGTGGTGCAATGGTAGGGCCTAACTCAATAGGTGGTGTAGTAAACTTTATTACAGGTGACGTATATGAAAGTTCAATAGACTTTGGCATAGCCTCAAACGACACACGTAGCGTTAGAGCAAAAACTTTTACAACAGTAGACCGTACTGTGGTCAGCATAAGCATAGATGGTACGTCATCGGACGGTATTAGTGTTGTACCCAATGGCGCAGAGAAAGATGGCTATGATGCACGTAGCGTCAATGTTAGTACAAATACCATAACTGAATCAGGTAAACTAAAAACCAGTCACACAGTTACCAACAATAACAGTGACCTAGACACAACTGTGGACGACACAGACTACACAGCAACAGTAGGCTCACACATACACAGCATACACTATACACAGGGCAACTCAAGCCTAGCATATGGATACAGTGCATACGACAGAACATATGAGAACGGTTCAGAGATAGACACATACGACAGTACTAGACACACCATACTAGGAACACACACCATCAGACTAGACAACCTAGACATAGTACCTGGCATAGAATATTCACATGTGAGTGCAGACTTCAACAACACAGGAGCATACACCAGCAGTGTAGATGCTTGGGAATACAACACCGCAGTATTCGTAAACACCAATTGGCGTGCAAATGAAGATTGGATTGTCAGCACAGGCATTAGACAGGACACACTAGAAGACTATGACAACTATACAACTGCACGTATAGGTTCAAGTTATAGTGTAACTAGTGATCTACAACTGCGTACTAACTGGAGCAACAGTGTGCGTACACCTACACTGTATGAACGCTATGGTGCAGACAACTATGGCTACAAGGGCAACACACAATTACAAACGGAACAAGGTGAAACAGTTGATGTTGGATTCACACTAGGCCAATTAGATGTTGTGTACTACACAACTTGGATAGACAATGCTATCACATACACTAACAACACATACACCAACACCCAAGGCACAAGCACACGCAAAGGTGTTGAGTTGAACTATGCACACGAACTCACACAAGAATGGCATCACGACATAGGTGCACATTGGAGTGTAGCACAAGACAGTGAACACACACAACTACTGCGTAGACCTCGTTGGACTGTAAACAACAGCCTATCAAAGACTGTGGACAAGTATACCACAACACTAGCACACACCTACACAGGCACATACGTGGATCTAGATGCAGTCACATATGCACGTAAGCACATGCCGGGTGTACATCTCGTGGATCTACATCACACAGTATACTTTGACGCCAGCACAAGCATAAGTGCAAGCATACGCAACATCACAGATGAATCGTACGAACAACCAGACGGCTATTCACAAGACGGACGTAACTTTGTGATCACATATAGCAAGAAATTTTAAAAAGCCTCCGTTAAAATCACCATGCATTTAAGACGTCTTAAACACACAAAAATCACCCCTATATGGCTCTTAAATTGCAGTTAAGGCGAAAAGTGGTATAATGTACTGCGAAAGCTCTTTGACTGTATTATAATGGTGTTTAACTGCGTTTTAGATGCTATTTATTCTGGCTCAATAGATCACGATTGGCCTGTACTACACGAGCTTGTTCTTCATATTTGATCTTGCGTATTCTAGCATTGGCGGCTTCTTTGTCTGCTTTGGCCTGTAGTCGTTCTGCTGATTCTTGATGTAGATAGTTGTTGTCCTGTAGACGTGCTATGCGTAGGCTCAGTGCTGTGCCTGGTGCTGTGTTGCGTACAGCTATCTTTGATAGAAACAGTTCTCTATTCTGCATGAACTTACTCATCTGTGTCTTTTGGAATGCATAGTACACAAGGTGTTGATCTGTGTAGCGATGTGCTATCAATCTGTAGCCACTCTTTTTGATCAGTGTGTTGAAGAACTCTGGTGAGTAATAGTAGTGACAGTGCTGTTGAAACAGTCTATCATCGTCATGCTTGTGTACACAGGGCACACCATGTATCATAACACCACCTACACGACAGCACCAGTCAGCTATTTGAAATGCTGTGTACTGTGCGTCATATGGCTCTACATGTTCTGTTGTGCCTATGTTGTAGACCACATCAAACTTAGATTCCCAATCTTTAAACTGATCAAAGTCTGATAGATCACGCACAACAGCACCACGCTGACCATTGAGATCAACTGATGTATGATCAAATCCCTGAGATGTCCAATACTGTTTGCCTGTGAGCTTTTGTGGACGCAGTATCTGATCACCAAACTCCAACATGCGTAGTCCTTTAACTGTGCTGTAACAACGCAGTGTGTCTTGAGTGATATAGTGTAATAGGTCGGGCATCATTGCCATAGCTTCTTCTCCACATGTATTTAGCGACAAGCCCGAAGGGTCCTGCGCCAGAAAAGCCGCGAAGCGGTAAACGCAGATTACTCAGCACGAAGTGTTTCGCAGAAAAATCGGTAGCGGTGATCTAACCTCTTGGCAACAACAGTTCAAGAACACTACAGTAGACTAGCGTCACTGTTAAATACACTAAAGAGGAGGCAGAATGCAATACAAAGAAGATGAGTCACTTACATACGAAGACTATAATCGTATACTAAAAGCAAAGAGTGGACATTGGGATAAGACACACAAAGATGCACTTAAACTACTACAGCCTTACTTTGACAAAGGCTACTTAGAAACCAATCGTAATGGTGATATATGGCTAACAGAGAAAGGTGTGTTTACACTAAAAGCTGTGGGCTGTGATCCATTAGATCCTAGAGAGTTTATGGAAAACTATCCACACATGCTAGATCAGATGCGTTAGATGGAAGATTCAAACGTAAAACGTGAGTTCTTTCAAAAGATGGGATTCTGTGAGTGTACATACTGCATGGAACTGTTCTACGACTATGATGAATACATAGCACATGAGTGTGATCTACAGGGACTGTATCCTGATGGATATAACTTTACATGGACTATAAGCAAGTAGCCCGAAATGGGTTCTACAGCCCAAAAAAAATTGCCGCGTAAAAAATTACTATGAAGTACTTACAGAAGTGAGGTGGTGATTTGACACCACTAAGCACTAAAAAAGCGGTTTAGCTTTTTTGACTAATACGCCCCTCGCCTCGAAAAAATTATTTTTATTATGCCTCGGTCAAGAAAGAAGGAGACAGTTGCCTGCCTCCTTCTGCGACTTGATGGTGTGCCGCTCACCTTGCCCGAGGGCAAACTCTAGTCTATTGCCATCTAATAACACCCTTACAGCATAGGGTTACTATGCCTGCTACTGCTACAGCAAACGCTATTGCTATACCAGGTGCATAAGTATATGTCATATACATAACACCCAACCCTATAGGTAGAACTATTAGAGTTGATAAGAGTATTTTGATAGCACCTGGGAACAGTATTGCTCCCAGGATTAAGATCAGTAATGCTATGATAGCCAATGCCATTAGTCTGCTCTTGAACCTGCGTAAGCCTTGAAGCCGTAGTTGGCCAGCACTTCTGCATAGGCTTCTGCGGCATGCTCTTTAACGTCCATGCTCTGTCCTGCATAGCCTGTTGGGTTCCATAACTGCCAAGCCTTGCCTGTCCAGTCCTTACGAAAGCCCATGCTCTCTAATACTCTACGTTCACCCTTGCCCAACTTGGTGTTGCCCTTGTGCTCTGGATATACTGTTACCCAAGCAAAGCCACAGTACATTGGCTCACCGTATTCGTTGCCGCCTGTCTGTGCGTTCCACTTAGCTAGGAAGTCTGCCTGTGCTTTTGTAGCCGCAGTCTTAGCCTGCTCTTGGATTGAGTTGTATGTAGTTACTGTTTGTTGTGTAGTTGTTTGCATGTGTTGCCCTCCAGCGTTATGCGTTAATTGTTCTTATAGTATATGGTCTTAGGGGCTGTTTGTCAACCCCTAAAAACCTCAATGATTATGTAGTGAATTGCTCACCTGTGATGATGTTTACTACGGTCTCACCCGGACCATATGCCGCTCTAGCTTCCCAACGTTCTTCACGGATCTGTTCAGCACTACGGTTCTTCTGTGCTACGGTGTACTCTTTAAGGAATGCTGTGGTATGGATGTCTCTAGCTACAGCAGTTCTTGTTACAGTAGTCTGGTCTACTAGGCCTGCATCCTTAAGCTCTTGCATAGCATCTGACATAAGCGGACGAAACTCACCGTCTGCCATTAACCAACCGCATGCTCCGTCTTGTGTTTTAACTTCGCCTGCGTTCCATTTATCAATCATGTAACTCATATATTAGCCCTCTTTTTTATTTAATATACTTACAGTATACAGTCTGAGCTTTCAAAGGTCAACCTTTTTTGGTGGGGATTTCAAAAGAAAAAGACCCAGTAGTACGAGGGCACATACTACTGGGTCCGAAGTTAGGAAGTAAAGCGTGAGGGCATACGTTTACTTCCTAGAACGCTGTGGCGGAGTTAGCCTCGACGCATCACAGTGTTCTCAGCCATTGCTTCCCATTTGTCTGGAAAGGCTTTGGCCAAGTC